ACAATGGATGCCTTATCGGAACTTGCAAAGGAGATGGGTTCATCCACAGCTTTCTCTGCAACAGAGTGTGCCGAGGCATTAAACTATCTTGCTCTTGCAGGTTACAGTACACAGGAAATGGCAGATACACTTCCGACAGTTCTTAATCTTGCGGCGGCAGGTGGTATCGACCTTGCATCTGCATCTGACATGGTAACAGATGCGATGTCCGCCCTTGGTATGGAAACTTCTGAGGCAGATGTGATGGTAGACCAGATGGCAAAGACGGCTTCTACCACAAATACATCCGTTGCACAGTTAGGAGAAGGTATTCTTACCATCGGTGCTACAGCCAAGTCAATAAAGGGTGGAACGGCAGAACTTAATACTGCTCTTGGTATTCTGGCTAACAATGGTATCAAGGGTGCAGAAGGTGGTACACATCTTCGAAATATTATCCTGTCATTACAGAATCCTACCGATAAGGCAGCAGCCCAGATGGAGGCTCTTGGTGTATCTGTATATGACTCCGAAGGTAATATGAGATCCATGAATGATATTTTGGGAGACCTTAATACATCAATGGAAGGAATGACCTCGGAGGAAAAGGCAAACATCATCAGCACTATTTTCAATAAGACAGACCTTTCTTCTGTAAATGCTTTATTAGCAAACACAGGAGAGACTTGGGATAATCTGCAAGGCTCAATCACGAACAGTGCAGGAGCAGCACAGCAGATGGCAGATACCCAGCTCGACAATTTGCAAGGTCAGTTAACGCTTTTAAAGTCAGCCCTTGAAGGACTGGCTATTTCTTTTGGTCAGTTACTGATGCCTGCAATCAAAAGTATTGTGGGGGTTATTCAGAATGTGGTCGACTGGCTTAATTCTCTTGATGAGGGAACCAAGAAGACCATTGTTACCATAGCACTCGTAGCGGGAGCGTTGGGACCGGTATTGATTGTGGTCGGTAAGGTCATATCTGCAATCGGTACGATTATGACAATTGTTCCGAAGATTGGTGGACTTTTATCCGGCTTACAGGGAGTGGTTGCAGCCTTTAATGCTGTGTGTGCGGCAAACCCATATGTTCTGATCATAGCAGCAGTCATTGCAGTAATAGCAATCTTTGTTGTGTTATGGAATAAGTGTGAAGGTTTCAGAAATTTCTGGATTAACCTTTGGGAAGGTATCAAGTCGGTTATATCAACAGCGGTTGAAGCAATTAAGGGGTTCTTTACGAAGGTTATTGATTTTGTGAAGAACAACTGGCAAGGATTACTTTTGTTCCTTGTGAACCCGTTTGCAGGAGCGTTCAAGCTAATCTATGACAACTGCGAAGGCTTTAGAAATGTGATTGATGGTCTGATGGAAAAGGTCAAGGCTGTGTTCCAGAAGGTCATTGATTTTGTAAAGAATAACTGGCAAGGAATACTTCTTTTCATAGTGAATCCGTTTGCCGGGGCATTCAAACTTTTATATGACAACTGTGAAGGTTTCCGTGAATTTATCAACGGAGTGTTAGAGGGAATAAAGACAGCACTTACAAATGCGTGGACGGCCATAACGACTGGCATTACCACGGCTTGGACTGCCATTTCCTCATTCTTTACTACGATTTGGGAAGGTATCAAGAATATCTTTACTACTGTCATTGAGGCGATAAAGCTTGCAATTACCACTTGGGTAAATACAGTAAAGACGGTCATTACAACAGTATTTACTGCGATACAGACTTTCTTCACTACGATATGGACAGCCATTTCGACATTTTTCACTACGATACTAACGGCAATACAAACCACATTTACAACCATTTGGAATGCGATAAAAACTGCCGTTACCACAGTGATTACAGCAATTCAGACTGTGATAACCACGGTATGGAATGCAATCAGCACGGCAATCACAACCGTGATGAATACCATAAAAAATACCATTTCCACGCTTTGGAATGGCATCAAGACCACGATTACTACGATTGTGAATGGTATCAAAACTACGGTTAGCACGGTGTTCAATAATATCCTCACTGCGATTAAAACCACAGTAGGAAATATAGCATCGTCAATTAAAAGTGGATTTCAGACGGCAATCAGCTATATCACATCACTTCCTTCACAGGCACTTCAGTGGGGTAAGGATATGATTATGGGAATTGTAAATGGTATCAAGTCTTGCATGAGTGCAGTAGGAGATGCCGTTAAGGGAGTGGCAGATAAGATTAAGTCATTCCTTCACTTCTCTGTGCCGGATGAAGGACCTTTGACAGATTATGAAAGCTGGATGCCAGACTTTATGGATGGACTTGCAAAGGGAATCAACAAGAGCAAGGATGTGGTGGCAAAAGCTGTAGAAGGTGTATCACAGGATATGGTAATCAATCCAAATGTGAGTGCGACAACATCTGCAATGGAGACATCAAATCAGACAGCGCAGAATACGGCAAATATTGTCGGTGCAATCAGAGAGGCATTTGCAAGTATCAATACCCAGGGTGGAGATACAGTTATCCCGGTTTACATCGGTGGCACAATGCTTGATGAGATTGTAGTAAATGCACAGCAGAGAATTAATTTAAGAAGTGGAGGAAGATAGGATGGCATTTATTCAGTATTTGAATTTCAACGGTGTGAATCTTCCTCTGCCGGATTCCTATGATTTATCAATGGATGCAGTGGAGGCGGATACCACAGGAGAAACAGAGGCAGGAACAACACAGAGGGATGTAGTAAGGCAGGGAGTGGTAACCATCTCCGTGTCTTTTTCTGTGTCCGCCGCATGGCTTAAAAGACTGTCGGCATATTCCAAGCAGGATAAGCTGACGGTCAGATATTTTGATACAGAGACCTTGGAGATTAGTGAAACAGAAATGTATATCACGGGCTACAAAGCAAAACTTGAAAAGGATACTTCGAGAAAGGGACTGTGGACAGTTTCTTTCACATTAAATGAATTTTAGGAGGTGGTTATCTTGTATCCTGTTTCGGATAGATTTTTGACAGAGATAGATTCTAATAGCAGACGATACTATTGGACTGGCACGATTACCACCAAGGCAAAGAAAACTTATGACTTTGGCAATGATGACATTGTTAAGGGAAGTGGTTATATTACCCGTTCCTGTTGTGGTAGCAGTGAGATTGAACTCGGATCTGTGTACGCAGCAGAAATGGGTATTACTTTGTTTTCTGACATCGACAGATATACCCTTGATGGAGCAGAAGTGAGTCTGTATTTCCATCTGCAATATAAAGATGGAACAGAAGAGACTGTGCCGATGGGGATTTATGAGGTGACCGAGGCTAACAGAAATATAAAGACGATTGATATTAAAGCCTATGATTATATGCTCCGTTTCGATAAGAAACTGAACCTCGAATCATCAAGTGGTACACCATATAATTTTTTGAATGTCATCTGTAAGACCTGCAAGGTTGAGATGGCACAAACGCAGACAGAAATTGATGCACTAACAAATGGAAAAGAAACTCTCGGTATTTATTCTGAAAATGATATAGAGACCTACAGAGATTTGCTTTTCTATGTTGCACAGGTGGTTGGTTGTGTCTGCCAGATAAATCGTGAGGGTAAGCTTGAACTTATCCCTTATGGGAAAACGGCTGTAAGAACCATTGAGGCAAAGCACAGATATGACAGTTCATATTCTGACTTTGTTACAAGATACACGGCTATTTCATCAACAAATAAAATCACAGAAGAGTCGGAATATTATGCACTTGAAAAGGACGATGCTCTTACCATGAACCTTGGTGTAAATCCACTTCTTCAGTTTGGTCTTAAGACCACAAGAGCGAGATTGCTTAATGCAATTCTTCTGGCTGTGTCAAAAGTCGAGTATGTACCTTTTGACAGTAATACGATTGGTAACCCGGCTCTTGACCCAATGGATTGTCTGATATTTAGCGGTGGTCATGCCGATGCAACAAAGATATCTTGCATCACAAGTATTACTTATAAAATCAATGGAAAGCACTCACTTAAGTGTGTTGGTAAGAATCCAAAGTTAGCAGAGGCTAAAAGTAAGAATGATAAAAATATCAGTGGTCTTCTTAACCAGGTCGAAGAAAATAAGACGGTTGTATATGATTTTGTAAATGTATCTCCATATGAGATATATGACCATTTCGTAGAAGTGCTTGATATCACATTCGTTTCAAAGGAATCGACAAGTGCTATGTTTCTTGCAGAAGTGCTTGTTGATATATCTGCCTATGAAATGAGAAGGAAGATATCAGGCAAGGCTACCTATGATGAGGAAGAAGAAAAGAAAGAGCAAAATCTGGACTTTTCTTATGTGACAAAGACGCATCCATATATTGAAGTGATGTATAAAATCAATGGTGATGAAGTTGAGGATTTCCACCCTACGCAAATTTGTCATGAAGGAAAGCAGCTTATTACTTTATTCTTCCCACTTAGTTCGGTAGAAGAAAACAGCGAGAATACATTCACGATGTGGCTTAAGGTCGAGGATGGATTTGGCAAGATTGGAGAAACACAGATAAGAGCAACCTTAAGTGGTCAGGGTCTTGTAGCAGGTATTGGAGATTGGAATGGCCGTATTACGGTTACAGATTCGTTTGCTGATATAGCAATTAATCATCCGGGAATGAAAGTTGACAGACTTGTATCAAGTGCATCCGCTATACTTCCAAAACAGGCAAGACCGATGTTTATGCAGAGATTTGGACGAATTGCGATTGAGCCTTTACAGTTTGGCTATGACCTTCTTAATGAAAGAGTTACCTGTGTTGAAGTGGTGCATACCTTTACAATGGATAAAACATATCCGGGAGAATATGATCCTATTGTTATTGAAATCAATGACGAGGACGCATTCCAAATGGTATGTGATTATACTTATGTTTCTACTGAAGGAGAGATTGCATACGGCAACTTGCAGGTGCTTGATATTGATACCACACCATTTGAAAGAGTGGAAAGTATGGAGGTGAGCATATGCGAATCATAGAAGATGAATATAACTGGAAGAGGGCAGATCCTACGGTGGTAACACTTACGCAGACGCCTTCTACCATAGAATTTGAAACGCCACTAAAGATTTATCGTTTTAGGGGCGAGGGCGAGTTTTCCATATTTGCAGATGAAGAAATGTCAGAGCTTATATACTCTGGCATTTTTCCATTTGAGCCGGAAATTCCAATCTGCTGCACAGGGCTTACATTTGTTGCCGGGATAGTTACTCCATCTGAGGATGATGAAAAAGATGGAAACGAGGAATCAGAGGATGAGACAGAAGTAGCAGAATCTGACGAAGGCGAGGAAGATGAAAACATGGAAGATAATGAGGCAGATGATACGGGAGAAGATGGCGGAGATACTGAAGAAGAAATACAGACAGGAGAGCCAATTGACCCGGTAGCAATAACCCTTATTTCAGAAACAGGCATTCAAAAAACTGTGCTTGATGAATATCTGAATACAACGGAAGGCATGAGTTATATCAGTAACGGCTATAACGATGACGGTACCTATTCAACAGCTGGACTTACAGATTTTGTTTTTAACGGAGTCGCAGCAAGCACGCTGTATATCTCTAGTAATCATTGGATCGGGTTTGGAGTGAACACATCACAGCTTTATATTTTGCAAAGAGATGGATGTTCTACAGCCATTTGGAGACAGGAAGGCGAATGTGGTAATGGAGTAAAGTTCCTAAAAATTCGATTTGAGGGATACACGGTCTACAGCCAAAGGGTAGAAAGCAATCGACTCATTTTTGAGTTATTTATTATGTCCAATAAGGATATGTTTCTCAATATTATCCAGACTCCTACAAGTGGAAATACAGGAACATCGCAGATGGTTTGCAACAACAGAACCATAGCACTTTCACTTGCAGACCCGACGGGAGCTGGTGGTGGAACAATGGTCAGTTTCTATCACGAGGACGAAGAAGGCAAGGAGTGGAGAATTGTCTATGACAATTACAAGGGTATCGATTATTTCTCTTATGGCTTTTTGCTTAAGGCAGATGAGAAGTATTGCACCATTGTTGATGGAGCATTGAAAGAAGTAACTGAAGAAACACCAACGGCTGCCGATTATTATGAGTTTGGATTCCTTGATGTTCCACCAAGTGAAATCCTTGTGGGAATTGATAATCCACAGATTTCATATTGGAGAGCCGGGGGAGATACGGAACTGATAAAGACCGTAGCTAAAGCATATCCATACCCTAAATACATTAAAAGTGAAGTCGATATGAGCCACATTTCTATTCTTGGAATTATGATGATGACTGCACAGTATTCCGGGGATGTGAGAGTTAAGTTTTCTCTTGATAATGAGGAAACCTACTCGGATGAAATAACGATGGATGAATGGCTTAATACCGATGTGGTGGAGTTGTGGGAGAGCCTCCCGGAGAACAAGAAGTTATTCCTACTTTTTGTTTTACACGATAATGCCACCATTTCAAGATTCAAAATAACCTATGAGAATTAGGAGGGATTTCATGTTAAAGGGAAAAATGACGATTGAACTTACCGATGTGAATACAGGTAAGACAGATGTAATTGAAGAGGAGAATATGGTCACAAATGCTCTTGCAGAGATATTCAGACCCTTGGGTCATTTGATGAATGCAGATAGCATTTACAATCAGTTCAATTCATATTACACAAAATTGCTCGGTGGTTTGTTGCTCTTTGATAATAATATCGAAGAAGACCCAAATCAGTTATATGCTCCGGCAAATGCAAATCTTGTCGGATGTGCTGTATATAATACGCAGAATAATACAACAGGAAAAATGCGAGGTGGATACAATCAGACGGAGAGTGAGTTTAATGCCAAGAACAGATATATGAAGTTTGTATATGACTTTTCTACCTCACAGGCAAATGGCACGATTTCTTGTGTAGCTCTTACGCATCAGCAGGGTGGCTACACTACATACGGGAGTAGTGATGCTGTTTTGAACACGGGAAATTCAACGGCAATTAGTCCGTATAATTCAACATTGCAATATGCCCATACATCTTATACGGGAGCAAATACTGGAGATAAGTATTCTGGACTGTCAGTAGGAACTACAGAGGTTCTTTTCCTTTTAGACCCAGATAATGATGTGGCATATTACTTCAAGATTAAGAGTGCAACATCCATATCCATAATTAAGAGAAGGATGTATCTGAAATCTGTATCCATCTTTGAGAATCCATATTCGCAGAAGGCATTGATGGAAGAGTTCGAACTTGATGCTTTAGGGACAGCACTTTCTACAAGTTATTTTGCGTATAATTTCGATGTGACTAATAACTGTCTTTATATCTTTAGCAGTGCAAATTACAGTACGGCTGTAAATGGGACATACCAGATTATTCGAATCAAGATTAGTGATTGGAGTATTAGACAATGGACGATGACCAATACTACAAATGAAATTCTAACCACTAATGGTATGAGATTTGCTTTCGCAAATAACGGCTATGTATATTTGAGAGGATATAACAGTCCTTATGAATTATACAAGTTTGAGATTGGAAACTCTGCAAATGTGGTAAAGATAAAGCGAAGTGGTATGAGTTCGATTGATTGTTGGCCAATGTTTGCAATTAACGGAAGAATCTACTTTCAGGCATTCAGCAACACATCTTCATACAATCATGTTTATATTGTAAATGAGGAGACGAATGAGTGCCTTAAGTCGGAGAATTATTGTTTGCAATATGCAGGTAGTAACACTCCGTGCTATACCCCTGTGCTTAATCATCAGATGTTATTGTTTTGTAGTTACGGAAACTGGTCAACGGGACCATTCTTTATTCCGGCTAATTACCTCGGCACAATTAATAATCTGTCAGAGCCTGTTACAAAGACGGCAGACAAGACAATGAAAATCACATATACGATTCAGGAGCAGTAAGCATCTATCAGAAATGGTAGGTGCTTTTATTATGCAAAAAATTACAAGGAGGAACGCTTATGACAGGAGAAGTCAAAGAGATTATTGCGTGGCTGGGTGCGTTGGGTATTCCATCCATTTTTGCGATGACCGCATGGTGTATTAAAAGCTGTGTTCATTACACCAAGCAGCTGAAGGTTCTCGCAAAAGCACAGCAAGCGCAGATGAGATCACAGCTTTTGGAACAGTACCACTTCTATATGGATTCGGGTTGGATATCTGAAGAGCATATGGAAGATTGGGAAAATCAGTACAAGGCATATCACAGTTTGGGAGAGAACGGCATTCTTGATAGCCGTAGGGAACAACTGTTGATGCTACCAAACAAGAAGGAGGAACAGAAAGATGAATAACTATTGGAAGAATTGGATTAAGGCGGCTGGAATCAGAGCCGTGAAGACTGTCGCACAGACAGCCATTGCAACTATCGGTACATCTGCCGTTTTAGGAGATGTGAACTGGGTAATGGTAGCAAGTGCATCTGCTCTTGCAGGAATTTTATCATTGCTCACAAGTATTTCTGGTATTCCAGAAGTAACAAAGGAAGGTGATGAGTAATGAAGCTCGTTGAGAGTATACTTACAAAGAATCCGTGCTTTACAGCCGGAAGAAAGATTGATGTTAAAGGGTTGATGTTACACTCGGTTGGTTGTTCCCAGCCGAGGGCATCAGCCTTTATTAATTCGTGGAATAGTCCTACATTCGACAGAGCCTGTGTTCATGGATTTATTGATGGCAATGATGGAACTGTATATCAGACACTACCTTGGAATCACAGAGGATGGCATTGTGGTTCTTCTATCAACGGAAGTGGCAACAATACTCATATCGGAGTGGAGATGTGTGAACCTGCCTGCATTACTTATACAGGCGGTGCGACATTCAAGTGTTCTGATGTTGCTACGGCAAAGGCTGTGGCTGAAAGAACTTATAGGGCAGCAGTAGAACTTTTCGCTATGCTCTGTAAGGAGTTTAATCTTGACCCACTTGCAGATGGTGTTGTTATTTCTCATAAGGAAGGTCATGCTAGGGGGATTGCATCGAACCACGGAGATCCTGAACATTTATGGTCACAGCTTGGAATGGGATACACAATGGATACCTTCCGTAAGGCTGTAAAGGAGCAGATGGGTGGTAAAGCAGACACCAAGAAGGGAACACAGGCTAGTGTGTTTGCAGGACTTTCAGAAAAGGATGCAGTTCCTATTATCGGAGAGTTATGCCGTGAGGATATGAAGAAGAGTGGAGTGCTTGCATCTATATCAGCTGCACAGTTTATTCTTGAAAGTGGCTATGGCAAGAGCGAACTCGGACAGAATGCCAATAATATGTTTGGTATGAAGAAATCATTATCTGGGAATACCTGGGCAGACTCTACTTGGGATGGAACTTCGGTTTATACCAAGAAGACACAGGAACAGCACACCGATGGAACTTATGAAACTATCACGGCTGATTTTAGGAAGTATCCTTGTGTGGAGGATTCGGTTGCAGACCATTCTGCATATCTGCTTGGAGCCAAGAACGGAAGGTCACTCCGTTATAAGGGAATCAAGGGTATGACAGATTATAAGGCTGTAGCACAAGTCATCAAAGAAGCTGGCTATGCTACTTCACTTACCTATGTGGAGAAGCTCTGCAATATCATCGAGAAGTGGAATTTGACACAGTATGATGTAACGGATGCACCTGCGCCAAAACCATCAACACCAGATACTGTGACGGAGTTCCCGGCTACACCATTTTCGGTTAAGGTCATTATTGATGATTTGAATTATCGTTCAGAGCCATCTATGAATGGCAAGGTCAACGGACAGACTGGAAAAGGCACCTTCACAATTATGGAAGTAAGAAACGGCGGATGGGGTAGGCTTAAGAGTGGAGCAGGTTGGATCTGGCTTTCAAATCCTACTTATTGCACTGTCGGTAAAACTGTGAAAATTACCGAGGATAAGAAAAAGTCCATTGATGAACTTGCAAAAGAGGTCATTCGTGGAGACTGGGGCAATGGAACGGAACGCAAGGAGAAACTTACGGCTGCCGGATATGACTATGCCGCCATTCAGAAGAGAGTAAACGAGATGCTTAAATAATGTGAGTTTTGTAAGGCTCGGAGGGAGAAATCCTTCCGGGTCTTATTTTTTTTGCCTATTTTCAAAAAGTATCTCTGAAATTGGTAGTTTTGGCAATTTCCAATACATAGCTGTCAAAGGGAATGGATTTGTTCCCAAGGACAGGAGATGGAAG